GGAGCAAGCCCATTGCGTAGTTGTATGTGCTGTTACCAGCGTTGTTTGAGGCATAGATGCCTGCTGATACAACGTTAGCACCAACAGCTGTAGCACCTGAAGCGCCAGTGTTTGCAGCGTCAAGACCTGCGCCAAGACGTGATGCATGACCTGTGTTTGCTTCGTTATAGAATGCTTCATCAGTTAATGCGGTTGAGTTTGCATACTTTGTACGCATTGCAAAAATCAGACCTGTTGGACCTGTCATTGGCTGAACGCCGCAGATGTCATAGGCAACGAGGTTTGGCATTGCGCGACGAACCAGTGAGATCAACACTGGGTCAAAGTTTGATGCGTTTCCTGCGACGTTTACTGGTGCGGCTTCGCCAAGTAGTTGTTGTGAACCACCGAGCAATGCTGCTTCGTTTAGTGCCTTCTCAGTGTTCTCAAGAACCTGAGCAGTAACCATACGACGGTAAGCGTCCTTAATTTCTGGAAGATCAGAGTGATCAAGCACTGGCTTCCACTTGTTTTGAATTTCCTCAGCTAACATTTTTCTTAACTCCCTTTGGGTTGGTTATTTGTAGTAAAAAATATTTATTATTTTAACGTTCTTGAAATTGCACTGACGTACTTGGCCATGTGTGCTGGTACTGGCGCAGCAACAGGCTCAACCGCCTCAGTTTCTTCCGTCACGATATTCGTTGCAGGCTTTTCTTTCTTAGCAAAGTATTGCTCTTTGATAACTTGCAACTTCTTGCGGTAAGCATCAACATCGGCGAAATCCACACCCTCTGAAAGTGTACGGAATTTTTCGACTTGAGTTGCCACAAGACCTTCTGCAACTTCATCAAATGTAGTCTGCTTTTCGGCTTCATTGATGACGTTTTGCAATTCGATGTTCTTATTAATTTCTTCGTCGAGTTTGGCTTGGATCTCTTCGATACGTGCGCTCAATTCGCCAAGAACGTCAACCTTCTCTTCTGGAATGTTGATGTATGACTCTGTGAACAACTTGTGGAGACCGCCAATGAATTCTTCAGCAATCTCTGAACGTAGTGATTCAACGAGTGCAATCTCGTTTTCCTTGACCCATGTCTCAACGACATAATCCATATACTGATCTACCTTTGATGATAGGTCGTCTTGGAATAGGGCTACGGCTTCCTCGATTTTCTTTTCTGTTTCTTCTTCGAGACGTGCCTTTTCGATTGTGAGGCGAGCATTGACTGCTGCTTCGAAAATTGTTACTGTCTTTTCCTTGAACTCTTCAGTTAGGGTTTCGCCAGCAAACATTTCTTCAACGTCTTCCTTGGCGACTAACTTTGGCATTGGCATTTGACCAAGACCTGTTTGGCCAGGAGCAGTTGCAGATGGTGTCTTTTCTGCTTCCTTACCGATTTGAGCGAGCGCGTCATTCAGGAACTTTGAAAGATCCTCTTTACCAAGTTGTGCCATTAATGACGTGAATGTAGCAAGCATCTCAGCCTTTGATGGAGATGGCTTGAGTGTATCTGCTGCTGCAGTTTCGTCGATTTTCTCAACGACTTCAGTGTTCTGATCTGACATTTGCAAAACTCCTTTAGGATATTTTTTATTTATTTATAATTTGAGGATTTAGAAATTTCGTTGAGAAACTTCTCGAAAATTGCTAACTTTTTGGATTCGTCCAACTTCTTAACCTTTGATGCTTTTTCAATGGCGGCTTTTGCTTCTCTAGCAACAAGCATATCATTTTCCCAGCACCACTCTACACCTTCCATAATACCATTGACGAAAGCGTCTGGTGCTGATGGATCAGCCACGATGTCAGCGGCTGTTGCGAGGTAAAAATCATTTTGAACTTCATTGACACCTTCTTTGTTCAGTTTCAATGAACCCATGCCGCGTGATGACACGCCGATTGTGACGCCTTCACCGATAAGGTTACGAACGATGGCACCCATTGGGGTCTCCATGATCTTTGCTTTACCGATAAAGTTGCTACCATCGCGACGCAGTTCAACAATTTTATGTGATACGCGGTCAAGGTTGATTGTTGGACCATCTGGGTGACCGAGTTCGCCAAGAGCACGACCTTTTTGAACATATTGTTCATTGTAGCGGCTAACTTCTTTATCTAAAACTTCAATTGGATACATACGTCCATTGCGGTTTTTAATCCCACCTTGAAGAAAAACACCTTCGATATAGAGATTTTTCTTACCGTTTTCTTTTGTTTCGGTAACGTATTTTAGATCTTCAACGACTTCCGTGATCAGTTTCATTTGCTATACCTTATGAATTGTTATAGTCAGAGGTAAATTGTCCGACCTTTTGACACTCAAGCATAATGTATGCGTTTGCCGTTCCAACATAGTTGATTACAAGATTTGCGCTTTGTCCAACAGTGATTGGAATTCCGCAACCAGCATAATCTTTTTGACCAGTTGATTCATAAACTGCAACAAGTGTTGATCCACGTAAAACTTGAATATGACCGCCATCAGTACCCCAAACCGCTTGGGCGATATAGGCGCCAGTCAAAATTTCATTTGATGTAGCAACGTTACTAACACTATTATTACCTGCAACAATAATTGTACTATTGCCAGGTGTTGAGTGAACAACAAACGCTGTATTTTTACGGTTTGATGTAATTGTGTATGCCATTATTCAAGGTTCCTATTTTTGATAGCAAAATCAAGCATTGTATCAAGACCACCTTTTTCGATAGCCTCAACAAACTTTTCTTGATTTTCTTCAGTCAATTTACCAAATACTGAAAGCATCAGTGTTTTATTTGATTCATTTAGTGAAGAAAGTAAGTCTTCAATTTTTTCTTCAGCGCGGAGTTTCTTTAGTACTGCCCCAGCAACACGTTCACCTGCTGCCTTTGAGCCATACTTTTTGGCTGCTGATGCAGCAATTTTTGAAAACTGCTTGCCTGGCTTACCAATGTCTTTTCCAGCGGCTGCGGCTTTGGCTGAGTAACCAGCCTTTTCTTCAACTGATTCGACTTCTTCAGTTGCTGGAACCTTGACTGCGCCCTTACCCATGGCACCGATTTTTTTGAATGCTAACTCACGACCTTTTGAACGATCTTTTTTAGTGTCAGCAAATGCTTTTTCGCGGTATTTGTTAACTTTAGAAGCAGAAATTTCATCGATTTGTTCGACTTCTTCATAGACTTTTTCATCTTCTCCTGGCTCATGGCCATGGGCTTCCTTCTTTCGGTCTATCTTTTTAACCTTCGCGCCAGCGAAAACGTCATCACCATTTCCATTGCGGTCTGGTGTTTTTGCGACAACGTGCTTGTCGACAAACTTTTGTTCATCGGCTGCTTTTGGCTTGTATAGTTCCAAAAAGTCTTTAAGTGTTTTCGCCATCTTCTAATTCCTCTGAATCTAATAAGTCCGCAAGTTGCGCATCTAATTCTTCATCTCCGATATCGGCTGGCAAATTATCCCAGTCGATCTCGTCTTCTAAATCTGTTTCTGCCTCTGCTTCATCTTCAACAGTCTCGTTTTCTTCGTTTTGTTCAACTTCAGGGACGTCTACTGTTTCTTCGTCCTCATTAGCGAACATAGATTTAGCAACATCAACTTTCAAAGCAGCAATTGCATCACTCGCTTTTTGACCGATGATTTCGTTGAATGCATCAGAAAAACTTGTTGGCTGCTTTTCAAAAGCAAAATTAATCAAATCAGCAGTTGTTGGCATATATCCTCCAATCCTTTTATTTATAAATTCATTCAACGCCAACCATGTCCTGTCCTGGTTGACCCTCTTGTTGAGGTTGACCAGCGGCTTGTTGTTGCGGTGATAATGGTTCTTGATATTGTGGGTTATCTTCTTCTTCAGCGATTTGTTTATCAATTTCCTTCATATCTTCTTCAGTTTGATATAGAACATTGCGACGAACCCATTCATTTGAATAGTAACGTCCAACAAAGTCAGACATATCACGCATCATTGAGACGCGGTCACGCAAAATTTCTGTATTGCGCAATTCGGCAAAGTGATTGTCTTGAGCAAACTCATACTTGAAGGCATCTTTAAACTCAGCCCAGTCTTCACTGGTGATAATACCTTTGAGGATAAGTTGTTTTTCAAGACATTTGTTAAACAGTTCGGCAAATTTTGCGCGCAAACGTGTGATAAACTTTGAAAACTTCACTTCATCGCGGCTGATCTCAGTTGCACGACCCAAGTTGAATTGAGCCTCTGGATCAAGTCTTGTAACAGGAACGTTTAGAGCCTTATACAAACGACGCTGGAAGTAAACGATATCATCAATCTCTCCCAAGTTTTGACCGCCTGGCAATGTTGTAATTTCTGTTCCCTTACCGCCTTCACGACGTGGTAGCCAAAAATCTTCAAGCATTGTCATAAACTTACGGTCATCACGGACTTCACCTGTTTGTGAGTCATATACAAGTTTGTTCTTAAACTTGGTCATGATGTCACGGAGGTATTGCTCAGCCTTCATTTTTGGAAGGTTACCAACATCGATGTAGAAAATACGACGTTCAGGTGCACGTGAAATACGATAAATGACCAGCGAATCTTCCATAGACTTCAACTGGTTTAGTGGTTTGATTGCTTTATGTAAGTAACCAACAACCAAGTCGCCATTGACGTTTACGAGTCCACTGGTTACATGGACGATAGAGTCTTTGGCAATTTTAATTCCTGTTTGACCACTTTGACTGAAGTCAGCAGTACCAGCGGCTTTGGTTTGAAAACCCTTATCGCTGTACATGTAAAATTCTTCAATATCAGAAACAACACTGACATTGTTTTTAACTTTTTTCTTTTTGACTTGTTTGACTTTACGCATTTTGCGTGGGTCAATGTAACGCAATTCTTTTAAACCAGCACGTGGGTTTTCGTCGTCGATTATAAAATGATAATACAAACGACCATCAACATACCATTTACGGAATATTTCATATGCGTGTTGGTTAAATTCAAGAATCTGCTTGACGTTGTTAAACTCATCAAGGATCATCTTTTTGATATTGTCTGGTTGCTTTAGGTCATCCAAATTTAATTCAACAATTTCTTTTTTTGGATCAGCAACGATTGCTTCATTTACAATATCATCTACAGCATAGTCGATTTCTGGATATGTTGCCATATCACGGTAGCGAGTGACCAGTTCGCCTTCTGTTCTAATTGACCCATCAAGGTCAACATACATACCATACACGCCACCCTCGGCAACGACAACTGCGCCGTCCTCATTGAGCGGTGGTGCAAATGAAGGGGAGGGAGCCTCCTCCTTTTTACGTTCAATTTTGAAACCGAATAATTCAGCCATTTACGGAAACTCCAAAAATATAAAAAGACAGAAGGGAGGTGTTACCCTCCCAATCTATCAAGCGCCACCAGCGTTCCCTGTAACTCCACCTGTAACAGTCCAATAATCGTACTGGAATTCAACTTGGAATGTCTCATAAGTATCGATGTCGCCCCAGTTGAGGTCAATGTTTGACACAACAATTGGGAACAAACCGCTGAAAGTGTATTCTCTCAGAATTTTACCATCTTTACCGAATTGAGTTACTTGAGCATCAGACTTGTAACTTGAAAGAGCGCGAACGTTACCTTGTAGACGATTGATCTGGTTTGACCATGTTTCAAGTGCGTTGCGGATTTTGAAGTCTTCATCGTTGATTACGGTGACAGTCCAAGGATCGAATGTTCGATCGCCAGCCAGTTTTAACTGACGACCGAAATATGGAACCTGAATTGTACCGAGGTTTGATGCTGGTAGGGCTGCTGCTTGTACCATAAATGGCACCTTAATATTAGCAGCAGCGTCTTTTGTATCAATTTGTACGCGGAATAGATTTGGTCTTGCGCCGCCACCAGCCAGTTGGCTTCTAATTTCATTAATACTGAAAGCCATTTTGTCTTTCTCCTTTTATCCTTATTTATTAGAACTGGCCAACGACTTCGTTGAACTCTACACCAGAGCGTACTGCCACGAAATTCAACTGGATGAAGTTGATTGACTTGGCTGGCTTGATATAGATGTCACCAACAAATCTGTTACCATCAATAACTTCAGCGGTGTTGTTTGTTTCATCGCAAACAACGCGGAAGTCATAGATGCCACGGCGACCCTGAATATCACGCAGGAATGGTTCAACTAGATTTTTGAACTGTGCGCGTGTAAACTCATCGTTGAACTCGAACAACATAGCGTTTGCAGCAGTTGCAATCGCTTTTTCGAGAACGATGAACAGGCGACGAACGTTGATTCGGTCAAATGCACTTGGCTTACCGAGAAGTGTTTTATCTCCGTAAAGCACTGTGCCTTGTCCTGGGAACGTTACAACTGGGTTGACACCCTTCTTGTAAAGTTCATCACGCTCTGCCTTGTTTGGATTCCAAGCAAGTTTGACAACATTCTTAACTTGACCACGATTAAATCCAGCTGGTGAGAACCATGGATCGCGGAGGTCATCATTACGTGCTGTCATACCTGCTGTATCGCCGTTGAGTGGGATCCAACGGTAAATGTCGTTATACTTATCGTACTGGTACTTGTAACCTGAGTCCATTACAGCATAAGAAGATGCTCTTACGTTGTCGCGGAATGCAGTTACGTTTGTTACTTGTGCGCCATCAACACCTGCGCCGAACACGTCAGCCTTTTCTGGTGATAAGAATACCACGCAGTCTTTTCTGACTTCAGCAACGTTGTCGATGATGTAGTTGGCAAGTTGTGCCCCACCGCTTGAACCGCGTGCTGGACCAGTCATCACCAGTGAAATATCCACTGCTGAAGTGTCAGCAAACAAGTCATAAGCAGTAGCCAATGAAGCAACTGACACGCCTGTTTCTGAACCGCCCTCACGACCACCGATGAATGACTCAGTGTATGGTGTTGTTTCAGTTGATGCGGCAACTAGTGCTGCTGTTGCAGATGCCGCCCCAGTGCGATCGTTTGCTGCCCAAACATACTTGGAGAAGTCATTAATGACTGTCTTGTAATATGCTGATGAACCGTCACTATTTTTTGCATCAGTTGAACGTGAGAGGTTTTGGAACACTTCAAGAACTGTTCCTACTGAACCTGAAATTTCTCCATTTTCGTCAGCAACTACAACACTGAGTTGATCAACTACTGATCTACCAGCATTTGTAACAGAGTCGGAAATTCCTGGTGCTGTATCAACTACGTTGTGGTATTCCCAGTAACGTGCAAAGTTGTTGCTTGAAATATTTGTTGAAAGTTTTAATGGGCTCTCAAACGTTACTGAGAAGTGGGCAACGTTTGGCGTTGCACC